GGTTGCGTTTGTACCGACTTGTAGTTGTCCACTAGCGTTTGCTCCGATGTTGATTGATGTTGCTGGCGCTGCGCCCGCGGCGCTTTGTGCCCATATGGTTGCGGCTTGAGCTCCGGTGTATGTTACTCCTACGCTGGTTTTTACGAGGGCGCTGCCGAGTAGTGGTGATACTACCGCTCCGCCTTTTTGTGTCCATGGTAGGCAGCTTGTGAAGTAGTCGTGTCGTTTGTTGGCGGCCGTTAGGCCGTATTGTGTGTATGGGTCCGGTCCGTCGTCCATGCTGACGTAGCCGTATCCGGCTGTTGACCCTACTTGTGTTAGTACGCCGCTGCCGACTGCTCCGCTTGTTTGTAGGTTTTCGTCTCTGAACCATTGGTTGACGACGAGTTGGTATGCTCTGAGTGGTAGTGCGCTTACGCTGATTGTGTTGGTGCCGGTTGTCTGTCCTGCGCACGGCAGTCCCATGTAGTCGTAGATGCTGAGCTGTGCGAAGCCTCCGGCTGGTGAGACTATTTGCGGGATGCTGTAGCTGATGCTGTCTGTTGGTAGGTCTTGTTCTCCCATGAATTTGTACCAGTGTATCCAGGTGAGTCTGTTTGGTACGAAGAAGAAGAAGCTTTCAAGGTCCATGTTGTCCATGATTGGGTACAGCGGTGTTGCCATTCGGCAGAATGCCGTCATGTTTACTTTGAAGCTGTCTCCGGGTAGTACTTCTTGGACGTATACCGGGATTAGTACGCTGGCTCCGATTGTTGTTTTGTGTTGGTGTTGCATCCTGAAGGTCGAGCGGGGTATGTCCGCTCTCGGTATCATCGCGAATGCGTGTGTGTCTACTTTTGGTGCTCGGAAGTTGTTTCCGTATGTGTTCGCCATTTTTGTTTCTCCTTGGTGAGCCAAGGAGGGCTAGGAAGTTCTTCCGGAACTTCCGTACCCTCCGCGGCAGTGTTTTACTCTTTGTTTCTGACTGCGACGTTTTTTCCCATTGCTATTAATGTCGGTTCGTGTGTCTCGAATTTTGCTGTGTCTGTTTCGTATTCTCCTATCTCGTAGAGGTCGAAGTCGTCTGGATGTTTGTATGTTGGATTGTCGTCTGTTGCTCTGTTCACATCGTCTGTGAATAGTCTTATTGCTTGTCCCGGTGCTAGTAGCATTATCGGGTTTGTGTACTGTTGTGTTGCTCTGTCTCTGATTGCGAATATTTTTACTTTCATAATTGCCTTTGTTTCTGTTTTATCTTTGCTTTTAATACTATTTCTTGTGTTTTTAATCTTTCTGGTGTTGATTCGTTTCTATATTTTTCTCCTTTTAAGTATCTTTCCCATTTTTTATCTTCTATCATATTTTCATCTATTTGTTCTATTAGTTTATCATAGTATCGTGGTGGTGAGTATGTTATTCCTCCTTTTGTTACTACTCCGTCTCTTGCTTTGTATATTTCCTTCCAGTATTTTTGGAACCATGTGTATCCGATGCCTGGTTTTAGGCTCATTCGGCCCATTTCTGGTTCTACCTGTTGGATTTCTCCTGTGAACGGGTCTATCCGTTCGTAGTGTGTTTCTGCGTGTTTTCCTGTTCTTTTTTTTAGCGTGTAGCCTGCGACGTAGGCGGCGCTTTGCATTGTGACTTCACCGTGTCCGGCGTGTCCGTTTCCCCATAGCTTGTCGAGTTCTTTGCTTCCCCATACGTCGGTTTTGACTGGGTAATCTCGGGGGAAGTCTTTTCCGAATAGGATCGCGTGGAAGTGTGGTCTGTTGTTGAGGTCTCCGTATTCTCCGCAGGCGAAGTAGCGGATTGGTAGGTGCCATCGGTTGTCGTAGTCGTCTTTGTGGCTGTTGGCTGTCCTCAGTTTGTATAGGAATTTTTGGAAGTCGCTGTATTTGAGGCTCATCTCCCAGTTTTTTTCATCGTAGGTTAGGGTGATGAAGCTCGAGTGTTTGTGCATCTGGCGTTCGTGCATGCATCGTATCGCCCAGGCCCGTTGTCGTTTCTCCTTGCATCCGACGCATCTCCCGCAGGGGATCTGTATCGGTCGGTGGTTGCGGGGTTCCGCTCCGAAGCTGAGCGGTCCCCCTTCTGTTGGCTGCCATGCGTCTACCGGATGGAAGCACCTCATTGTCGCCTCTAGAGGCGCCAGCCGCCTCGCTGCGGCTTTGCCTTCATGTTCTTCTCGTGTGTCTTGTGGGCGTCAGCTCGGAAGCGTGGAGCTGCCTTGTAGCGGTTGGTTGCGTGTCGCCTTGAGTTTTTCATTGTCGTTTCTCCTGTATGGATATCCAGTGTCGGGGGGCGTTTTGCCCCCCGGCTCGGGGCACATTTTGCTTACTTGATACTAAATGTGCCAGGTGAGATTTTTGCTCACCGTTTTTTGCCCGCTTTGGCCGCCTCTACGAGGTCGGTTTGCGGGCTTAGGTCTTTAGACCTTTGTTGCATGACCTCCGTTTCCTGGATTAGGAGGCGGGTTTGGGCTGCCGCCGCCTCCTGTCGTTTGAGTGTTTGGCGTAGGTGTGCCAGTAGTGTTGACATTTGCTGCATTTTGTGGTCGCTCCTTGAAGAGTTTCATTGCTAGGCCCGCCTCGTAGTTGGCGGGGTTTTCTACGAATTGTATGAGTTTTTCGGGGTTGTTGTCGAATTTGGCTCGGATTTCTGCTGGTAGTGTTAGGAAGTCGTTTCCGGCTTTCATGCACGCATTCATGGCGTCTTGGTAGCTCGTGATTTCGCTGAAGTCTCCGTACCTCGGGAGGTTTGGGTTTTCCGGCATTTTTCCGGTTACTCCGAAGCGTGCGAGGATGATGTTGATGTCTGCGTCTTCTGCCATGCTTTGTATTGTTAGGCTGTCCATTTTTTCGACGTAGGCGCTTTCGTCGCTGGCTGCTTTGGCGTCGTATTCGAAGGGTATTCTGAATTGGGATTTCTTTGTCATGTTAGTTGCCTATGTTGGCTCCGATGTGGAACATGTTCATTATGGCGTTTAGGTAGCTGACTCCGGGGTTGCCTTTCCACATGGCGGCGTCGGCGTCCGCTTTTGGTAGTGCGAGGCCCGATAGGGCAGCGTTGTTTGCGTTTTGGAGTGCTGTTGAGTGTGCTGTCGATAGTACGTCTCCCATGATTGACTGCATTTGTGTGTTGGATAGGGTGCCGGTTATGGCGCTGATGTTCGAGAGGTGTGCTTGTGCTTCGTCTCTGTTTGCGCTGGCTCCGAGGGCTGCGATTTCTGCTTGTATTTTCGGTAAGGCGGTTTGCGCCATTACTGCTTGTTGGGTGTTTGTTAATGCTGCTGACGCGGTTGCCTGTTTGGCGTTGGCGTTCTCCAGCATTTGTCTTGTTTGACTTTCGGCTATTGATTGTTGCTGTGCTGCTGTGTCTACTCCTGCGGCTTTTGCTGCGTTTACTCTGTTCAAGGCTGCTTGGCTGTTGGCGACGTCGGCCTGGGCCGAGTTGAGGTTGACTTGGCTTTGGGTTCCGGCGAGCTGGGTGAGGTTTTGCTGTTGTTGCTGTGCTGCGCCCATTGCGCTAGCACTGATCTGACCCACATTGTTATAGGCCGCGCCCGGATTCTGCAGGTTAGGCGCTCCTGGGCTGACTGTGGGGGTGCTAGCGCCTCCCTCAGACACTGCAAGTAGAGGGTTAAGTCCGGCGCTTTGCAGGTCTTGTACTCGTCGTTGCATTGCTGTGTTTGACATTTGTGTGTCGTATGACTCGGTTTGATTGAGTAGAGTTTCGGTGTTGCTGAAGCTTTGCGCATTGGTTGCTTGTGCTCCTTGTGATGATATTAGGTCGCCGAGTATTCCGGCTCCTGCTATTCCTGCGGCGATTCCGATGGGCATTTGTATCGTTCCTGTGTATATGTTGCGAGTTCGGCGGCCTGGAAGGCGTAGTCGCCGGCGTTTGCGATGTCTTTGTTTCTGTCTCCGGTGTCGTTTTTTGGGTGCAGGCGTATTGCGATTACGTTTGCGTAGACGAGTTCCCAATAGGTTTTTTTGTCCATGTTAGAAGTGGTCGATATAGCCGGGTACGCTGTAGGTCGGCATTGGTCGTGCGACGATTTCGTCGAAGAAGAAGTCGCAGAGTAGCTGTTGGTTGGCTGCCAGAGCTCCGGCTGCGAGGCATCGGGCGAGTACGGTGTTTGTTTCGTCGTACATGAATGCGCTGTTTAGTGCGGGTAGGCCGGTGAATTTTGTTGCCAGGTGCCATGCGTCCAGTGGCGTTGTGTTTTCGCTTCTGAAGTACCCGGAGGTGTAGCTTGGGTGGTATCTGTATTCGGCCCATCGTTCTTGGTATCCGAATGTTAGTGTGTCGTTTGCGCTTCCGTCGCTGTATATTTCTTTGTTTAGTATGTTTTGTTCTCCGAGTGATTGGAATACTGGTAGGTAGAAGTCGTATCTTGTTAGGCGGCTCCAGTGTCTCCGAATACCCTGTTGGTAAATTTGGTCTCGTCGCACGCACACGAGGCCGATGATGTATCCGTGCTCTGTGAAGCTTTGGCGGAATGCGTGTCTGCTGACGTTGGTTCCGACTGCTGCGAGGGTTCCCATTGGCCCGGTTGGTCCGCCGCTGTAGTTGGGTACAGTTTGTGGAACCGGAGCGATATTGACGGGGCTGCGTCCCCCTCCCAGATATTCAGGACGCATGAGTCGTGCGTCTGGTGACACCACTCCAAAGTGACTCCGAATGATTTCAGTGTATCGAGTGCCGCCTCGTGCGTCTCTCTCGAGCAGCCGTTGTGTTTGGAATGCGAGTCTGAGGGCGTTGATGGTTGTTGCGGTTGCTGTTGTGAGGTCGGCGTATAGGTTTTGTGGGTAGAGTCCGCTTCCGACGAAGGCTCCGGTTGCGTTTGTACCGACTTGTAGTTGTCCACTAGCGTTTGCTCCTATGTTGATTGATGTTGCTGGAGCTGCTCCCGCGGCGCTTTGTGCCCATATGGTTGCGGCTTGAGCTCCGGTGTATGTTACTCCGACGCTGGTTTTTACGAGTGCGCTGCCGAGTAGTGGTGAGACTACTGCGCCGCCTTTTTGTGTCCATGGTAGGCAGCTTGTGAAGTAGTCGTGTCGTTTGTTGGCGGCCGTTAGGCCGTATTGTGTGTATGGTTCTGGTCCGTCGTCCATGCTGACGTAGCCGTATCCGGGTGTTGAGCCTACTTGTGTGAGTACGCCGCTGCCGACGGCTCCGCTTGTTTGTAGGTTTTCGTCTCGGAACCATTGGTTTACGATGT